ACGCAAAGTTAACTGAGATGAGAGCCACCGAATTCATCCCTGAGTATAAAGCAGACAACGACATAAACAACGGTGGGCTCGGCGTCACCGGTTATAATGCGAACGTAGCTTATCAAGGGATAAGAATTTTGATGAGGCCTAGCATCTTTTTAAAGCTAGCGTTGCCGTTGGCTAGACCGACCTCAGTAGATCATATAGTTCAACATATGAAAAACGGCGGGTCTTTAGGGTCTCCGTTTATTATCGTTGAAATTCCCGAAGATTGGTTCAACGGCAATTTCGATGAATATGCCAGAGTAACAGGTCACGAAGGCAGAAATCGTATGATGGCTATCCAAAAAGTAGAAGGAGATGCTCCATGCGAAGTGCATCTATTTGGCAGGGGAGGTCTTCGTGCTAGACATTTCACTAAAGAAATTCTAGAACGTTTGGCAGTTGGATTATGGAATGAAAAGAATACCGAAATCGTTTTTGCCGACGGCGGCAAATTATTTGAACCGATGTAAATACCGGTTGACATTCAGATTTGGGTATGCTATATTGAATATTCGAACTGAGTGATAAATACTTCAAAAGGAACACAAAATGAAAATTAGTGAATTACTCAACGAATCAGTTAGATATGACGACTGGGATCAAGAAGAAGAAATCCCTACTGATCCTGAGCAGGACAAGGTCCCTAACATTGTCTTTCAGTTCAAAAAGTCATTGGATGTAGGTGGTCGTTATCCTATTCTGTTCCGTGATGGAACTAAGGCGAATATTCCTACTAATATCATGCTGTCCTTTTTGAAAAAGTACGGTGAGCTTAAGCCCATGGATCGCGAGACTATGCAGGATATGGCAGTACAGTCAATAGACAAGCTCAAGGAAGTTCTTTCCTCCTTTAAAGGACAACCGAGAGAAAAAAGTATCTATATCTAAACAGCTTTGCCTTATTAAGGTTCCCAAAAGTCTTGAAATTTATGCATGTATGTTGTATACATAGTATTGACAATGAAATGTCAAACTTTCAAACTTAAAAAGGAAAAACAAAGTATGAAGAAATTGATCGTACTCGCAGCACTAGCAGCTGCTGCATTTACTACCCCTGTATTAGCACGTGATTTTAGTGGCCTTCGTCTCGAATTGGCTACTGAATCCGGCGATGTTGATGTGAAGAATCGTTCGTTCTTGACTGGACTTACCCAGAGCGCAACTCTAGGGTATGACGTTCAGAATGGTAAGGTAGTAGTCGGGGTTGATGCAACTGCAACTGAGGTATTTGATCGTACTGATTTTGGGCTAGGTGCTCGTGTTGGTTATGCATTCAATGAAAATGTTCTTGCTTATACCCGAGTAGGATATACTAATTTGGATATCCGTACACCTTGCAAGTGTAACAATGGTGTTGCTGAAGGTGTAGAAGTTGGAGCCGGACTAGAAGCCAATGTTGTTGGTCCTTTCTTCGTTAAGGCTGAATATCGCTATACTGATTATGAAGGCGGATTGTCACGTCAGGGCGGCGTATTAGCAGCAGGCGTTCGCTTCTAAACTTAAACGAAATAAAATAATAATGATAAAGTACGGTGGGGGAAACCTCACCGTACTCGTTTATGCAAGATAAATAAGTTAATGAGAGCGAACGAATTCATCACCGAAAGAAAGAGAAAACGCAAAAGGTCTAGACGAGCTTACGGCGGATATTTTTATCCTGGATTTGGGTACGGTAATGATAGTTCCGGCGATGCAGGTGGCGGAGACGGCGGCGGCGGCGAAAGCATGTACGAATCACCGGAAGTAGAATTAGCTAAGCGCTTACCTTCATTAGCTAAACATAACTATAACACGATTGAAGTTTTGATGCGCAAGGTTGCCAAGAAGCATAAAATCAGCGCTAGCGCATTAGATAAACTATTCCATAAAAAGTATAAAGATACCCCTGATCGCTGGTTAAACGGCAAGCTTGATGAAGCTGACACGACTGACCTGAACATCGAAGATGAGGTAGCACGATTCGTAGCATGGACTGCTGACAGACTTAACCTAAAAGAGGTTCCTAAAGTTGAACTAAGCATGGACACAGAAGAGGCACAAACCAATCACCATACCGGCGGCCATGTCGATGGATCCGACAGTATCTGGGTTTATGCCAAGAACCGAAACCTAGTAGACATATTAAGAACGGTGTTTCATGAATTGGTGCATGTCAGACAGGGAGAGATAGGTATGATTAAGCCAGGGTCTAGCTATCCCGGAAGCCCAATAGAAGCAATGGCTGACCTATTAGCAGGAAAATATATTAAGATATATGGCGAGAAGAACAATCATATTTTTCAATAAGGTTACCAATACAGTTGTATTATCCACACAGTCTGTTATACTTACTCAAGACTAGAAGGAGAAATCATGTCAAGAACATTTAACGCAGAAGCAACTGTTAAGTTAAAGCAGTTGGTTAATGAAGGAATCAATGTATTACAGGAAGTAGATACTCTTAATGAGGGACTCAGTGATACTATTAAGGCGATTGCTGAGGAACTTGAAGTTAAGCCTTCAATTCTTAAGAAAGCAATCAAGGTAGCACACAAAGCTCGGTTGTCACAGACCAACGAAGAAAATGAAGAACTCAACACTATTCTAGAAACTGTGGGCAAGACAGACTAAGTGCCATACGTTGACGCAGTACTAGACTCCCACGCAGATAAAATTTACGTAGTAGAGCGTAATCCTGAAGGTAAGCGTGTCTATAAAGAATATAGTACTAACTATGTTTTCTATTATGCTGATCCTAAAGGCAAATACCGCTCTATTTACGGAGACAGTATTAGCAGATTTTCTACCCGCAAAAAAGCAGAATTCGAGAAAGAAAAGCGAATTCATCGGGGAAAACAAACATTTGAAAGTGACATACCTGTTATTTTTAGATGCTTGAGTGATAACTACCTTAAAGCAGAACCTCCTAAGTTACATACTGCATTTTTCGATATTGAAGTTGACTTTGATCCAGAAAAGGGTTATAGTCCAACAGATGATCCATTTAATGCAGTGACTGCTATTTCAGTATACCTAGACTGGCTAAACCAGTTGGTGACATTAGTAGTTCCTCCAAAGCACATGACGGACGAAACTGCTAATGACCTGGTGAAAGATTTCGAAAACTGTTTGCTGTTTCGCAGCGAAATAGAAATGTTTGAAACGTTCTTCCAGTTAATCGAAGATGCAGATGTTATCACTGGGTGGAACTCTGAAGGATACGATATTCCTTATTGTGTAAACCGTGTTACTCGTATCATGAGTAAGGATGATACTCGTAAGTTCTGTTTGCTCGGTCAATTACCTAAAGGTCGCAAGTACGAGCGTTTTGGTAAAGAAGAAACTACATATGACCTTGTGGGTCGAATTCACCTAGACTATCTTCAACTATATAAGAAGTACAACTATGAAAGTCGCCACAGCTATTCGTTAGACGCTATTGGCGAATACGAATTAGGTGAAAGAAAAACCCAATACGAAGGCAGTCTAGACCAGCTATACAACAAAGACTTCAAAAAGTTCGTAGAGTATAACAGACAAGACACCATGCTAGTCTATAGGATTCACGATAAACTGAAGTTTCTTGACCTTGCTAATGCGCTAGCACACGAAAATACTGTATTGCTGCCGACTGTTATGGGTTCGGTGGCTATGATTGAAATGGCGATTTATAATGAAGCACATGAACGAGGATTTATTGTTCCTGACAAAAAGCGTAAGGATAATCACGGTGACGAACAGCAGGCAGCAGGAGCTTATGTTGCTGTGCCCAAGAAGGGGATTCACGACTGGGTCGGAGCAGTTGACATCAACAGCCTCTATCCCTCAGCAATCAGAGCCCTCAACATGGCCCCAGAAACCATCGTTGGACAAGTTCGACAAACCCTCACTGACCAATACATGCACGAAAAAAGCCTCACCCTTGCCAAAGATAAGCGTAAGAAAAAGAATGGGGATGATGCTGATGCAGTTACTGGGGCTATTCTTTGGGAAAACCTTTTCGGGTCACTAGAATATACAGCTATCATGAACAAGGAACGAGGTACTATGCTCACTATCGACTATGAGAATGGTCGTAGTGTAGAAATGAGTGCCGCAGAGATTTGGAAACTAATATTTGACAGTCACAATCCATATATATTGTCAGCTAACGGGACCATCTTTACTTATGAGAAAGAAGGAATCATTCCAGGTCTACTATCTCGCTGGTATTCAGAACGTAAGAGTATCCAAAAAGAAGCAAAGGCTGCATACGGAACTGACAGATTTGAATATTATGACAAGCGACAGCTTGTTCGTAAGATCCTTCTTAACTCAGCATATGGTGCACTGTTGAACGAGCATTGTAGATTCTATGATAAACGAATAGGACAAAGTGTTACGCTCAGTGGTAGGCAAATCGTTAAACACATGATGAGCCAAATCAATGAAACGATTACCGAAACATATCAGCACGACGGAGACGCTATCGTGTATGGTGACACTGACTCTTGTTATTTTTCAGCATATCCCGTTCTTAAAGAACAGATTGACAATGGACAGTTGTCTTGGGATAAGGACACGTGTATACAGTTGTACGACCAAATCGCAGAGATTGCTAATGACAGTTTCCCTGCTTTTATGGAACGAGCATTCCACTGTCCTCGTAAGAACGGTGAAGTGATCAAAGCCGGACGTGAACTGATCGGTGATCGTACTCTATTCATTACTAAGAAAAGGTACGCTATCAATATATATGACCTTGAGGGTAAGAGACAAGACATCGACGGTAAAACGGGTAAGGTTAAGGCTATGGGCCTCGATCTTAAAAGAGCAGACACGCCTAAGTATGTTCAATCTTTCTTAATGGAAGTTCTTACTATGGTACTGGGCGGGGCTCATAAAGACGAGATTATTACTAAGATTCGTGAGTTCAAGTCGTGGCTCGGCAACCAAGAGAGTTGGACCAAAGGTTCTCCCAAAAGCGTTAACAAGCTAACGTATTACGGGGACCTTGAAAAGCGCAGTAACACAAAAGTTACTATGCCCGGGCACGTTCGCGCAGCATTGAACTATAATTATCTTCGGAAGTTGAACGGAGACAACTACAGCCAGCGAATCGTAGATGGAATGAAAGTAATAGTCTGTAAACTGAAAGACAACCCGTTAGGATTCACAAGCGTTGCGTATCCGACAGATGAACTCAGACTTCCTAAATGGTTCTGTGACTTACCGTTTGATGATTTAGAAATGGAAAGAATCCTAGTAGACGAAAAAATTGACAATTTGTTA